CTTCGACTGGTGCAAGGTGGACCCAGCTTCTGGGTGGTGAAAGCTAACATTGACGCGACTATTGTTGTCGCGCTGATTGCAGCTTTCCCGGCAGCTCTGGCGATATGGCTAAGGAAGGACCAACTCCCGAATGGGGGCGGCCTTGAAAAGCCTGATCGCGTTCATGCAGGTGGTTCTCACAGACGTGGGAACCAGATGCGACACAAGCACCACTCGCGATTGGAAAACCATCGCGAGACGTTACGAACACGAGGGGATATCGTTTTTGACGATATCTTTACCCCGTTTCTGTTCAGACTTCGAAAGAAGCCTGGACCAGGGACGGGTAACTCACGACCTATTCACTGGATTTTCGTGGACAGGCGGTCTCCCGAGATTACTCTCAGGTTTCCTTGAGCTTGTGTTCGATCGAACGAGCGGTATGTTACTCGACGTACCAAATCCTGAAGCTATACGAGGAGTTAGGCAGATTACTCTGCTTTTCTCCAAAATACAGCTACGCTGTACCCCCGAAAGGGAGGCTGCAGCCTTAAGGAAGTATGTCGAGTGTGAGAAGGATGTTACGTCATTTGACTCTCTACTCAGCTCTGAACCTAATCGGATCAGTGACTTTGAGAGGGTCGCCCATTTGCTTTGGGATGAGTTCTTCACTAGTGTAGATTTTAGTATCTACGCAAATGGAGTCTCTCCCAAACATGGACCTGGCGCCACCGCTGATAAACTTCGCGGCAACGCGAAGTACAATCAGGTTGAGTGGACTAGTAGGTTGGAGAGGGTTCTGCCTCATTGGCAGTACCTCATTCCATCCAAGTCCTTCCTGCAAAGGTTGGACGCAGTTAACATCCTCGAACCTGGAGATGAGCGGCCCGTAAAGGTCGTTCTCGTCCCCAAGACGCTCAAAACCCCACGTATCATAGCCGAGGAACCTACTTGTATGCAATACATGCAACAAGGGATTCTCACTACGATCATGCAAGAGATGTCGCGTTTCGACAACACGCGGCATTTCGTCAGATTCAAATCTCAAAAGCCAAATCAACGGCTCGCGAGAAAGGGCTCCTCTTTTGGAACTCTTGCCACACTCGATTTGAGTGAGGCTTCGGATCGGGTTTCGAAG